GCATAACCGCCATTTGGCGGTTTTTTTTTGGAGTTCCGATAGTGGGTCAGCGGGGACCGAGACCTTTGCCGTCGAATGTGCATGCGCTGAGAGGAAACGCGTCCAAGAAGCCGGTTGCGCAATTCCTCGATGGCGTGCATCCAGAGGTAGAGATCCCGTCGTGTCCGACCCACCTTACGCCAGAGGCCAGGCTGGAATGGAAACGCGTTGCGTCCGAGCTCGAAGCGTTGGGACTCATTTCGCAGATCGACCGTGCTGCACTTGCCGCGTACTGCTCAGCTTGGGCAGAGGTGGTTACCTGCGAGCGCAAGATCAAGGCATTGAACGCCGAGGACGCCGGCGGGTCGGCTGGGCTTGTTTCCGTCACGCCGAGCGGTTACGAGCAAATGAGTGTCTGGGTGCAGATTCGCAATCGGGCCTACGATCGAATGATGAAATTTGCCGCTGAGTTCGGAATGAGCCCATCGTCCAGGTCTCGTGTCACCGCCAGCGAGAACAGTTTTCAGCTCGGTTTGCCTGGTGTGGAAGAAAAGCCGGATGTTCCCCGTACCGGATGGGGCGCCCTGTGAGCGATCGCGTTTCAGGCTACTACCTCGACGCCGCGATCGGCTATTGCGCCGCCGTCCTGGCCGGCCAAATACCCGCGTGCAAGTGGACAAAAGCCGCGTGCAGACGCCAACTCGACGACCTGCATGCGGCCGAGCATGACCCGACATTCCCGTTTGAATGGCGGCCGGACAAAGCCGAACACGTCTGCCGATTCCTCGAGCTGATGCCGCACATCAAGGGCGAGTGGGCCGGCCGTCCGATCGCCCTCGAAGCCTGGCAGATTTTCATCCTGACCGCCGTCTTCGGCTGGTACCGAAAAACGGGCCGTCGCCGGTTCCGCACCGTCTATATCGAAGTCCCGCGCAAGAACGCCAAAAGCACATTGTCGTCCGGTGTCGCCCTGTACATGCTGACTGCGGATTCCGAACCAGGAGCGGAAATCTACAGCGCTGCAACGACGCGAGACCAGGCGCGCATCGTGTTCGACGACGCGCGCAAGATGGCCGCGATGGAACCCGGATTCCGGCAACGCTACGGCGTGCACGTGCTGGCCCACAGCATCTACGAAGTCCTCAACGGCGGCAAATTCGCCCCGCTGTCCGCCGAAGGATCAACCCTGGACGGCCTGAACATCCATTTCGCGGTCGTCGACGAGCTGCACGCTCACAAAACGCGGGCTGTGTATGACGTCCTCGAAACCGCCACCGGCGCCCGCGCTCAGAGCCTTATCTGGAACATCACCACCGCCGGCAGCGACCGCGCCGGCATCTGCTACGAACAGCGCACCTACGTCACCGCCCTACTCAACACCGTTTTGCATCGCCATGACGGCCTTGGCTACCCGATCAAAGGCAGCCGCGGCGAAGACGACACATATTTCGGCATCATCTACACCATTGACGACAAAGACGACTGGGCAGACGAATCGTGCTGGCAAAAAGCCAATCCCAACTACGGCGTCTCCATCTACCCAGACGACATCCGACGCCTCGCCGATAAAGCCATCAAGACGGCCAGCGCCCGTCCGAACTTTCTCACCAAGCGCCTCAACGTCTGGGTCAACGCAGCCTCTGCCTGGATGGACATGCGCCGGTGGGACGAGTGCGCCGATCCCAATCTGTCCCCCGATCAGTTCATCGACTGCAAATGCGTCATCGCCCTAGACCTGGCCAGCAAGAAAGACATCGCCGACAAAGTGCTGATCTTCGAGCGTAACGAAAACGGCCTCGACCACTACTACGCCTTTGCCAGTCACTACCTGCCCGAAGACGCCGCGCAAGAAGAAGCCAACAGCCAGTATGCCGGCTGGGCTGAAGACGGCTGGCTGATCACCACACCCGGAAACGTCACCGACTTCGACACCATCGAAGAAGACCTAGCCACCGATCTTGTCACCTACCAGGTCGCCGAAATCCCGTTTGACCCCTGGCAAGCGACCCAGCTCGCCAACAACATGGCCAAGCAAAACGCCCCCATGGTCGAATTCCGGCAAACGGTCCAGAACATGAGCGAGCCCATGAAGCAACTTGAGGCCCTCGTCCTCTCGAAGCGCTTCCATCACAACGGCGACCCCGTGCTTACCTGGATGATGTCCAACGTCGTCGCCCACCTCGACGCGAAAGACAACATCTACCCGCGCAAAGAATCCGAAGAGAAAAAAATCGACGGCGCCGTCGCCATCATCATGGGCCTGGCTCGTCTCATCATCCCCTCGATGGCCGCCGAAGACATCATCGGCGCCGACTACGAACTCATGCTGGTATGAGCCTCACCACATTCAACGCCGCGCTGCTCGTCGGCTGGCTACTCATCCTCGTCGGCGGCGTCACCTACAACCTCAGCGCCGGCCTCATTTTCGCCGGCCTCATCCTCATCATCATGGTGATCGTCGTCAGTCGAATCGGCGGCCTCTACGCCAAGCGCCATCGGGAAATAGACTGATGTTCCTGACCAGGATCGGCACGATCAGCGCCGCCTCGGAGGATCGCTCCCCGACCGACGACTTCTGGTTCCAACCGGTGAGCAGACGCTCCATGAGTGGCGCCATCGTCACCGCCGACAGCGCCATGCGCCTCTCCGCCGTCTGGCGCGCGATCAACCTCATCTCGGGCCACATCGCCATGCTGCCGCTTGAGCTACGCAAAGCCGGCACCAGAAAGCGGGTTGCCGAGCACCCCGTTTACGCCCTGTTTCGCCGCCCGAACCCATGGCAAAACGGATTCGAATGGCGGCAGATGCTCACGGGGCACCTGCTCCTGCGCGGCAACGCCTACAGCGAAATCACCGAAGACACCCGCGGCGCCATCACCGCCCTCACGCCGCGTCACCCCGACAAGGTAAGCATCGAAATGCTGCCCTCGGGCAGCTACCGCTACCGCGTCACCGACCCCGACGGTCGCAGCCGATTTCTCGCCCGTAGCCAAATGTGGCACCTGCGCGGACTCTCCAGCAACGGCATCACCGGCATGTCCGTAATCGAAAGCGCCCGCGAATCCATGGGGCTCGGCATCGCCGCCCAGAGCTACGGCGCGCGCTACTTCAACAACGATGCCAAGCCAACCGGTGGGTGGATCGAATACCCAGGAAGGTTCGCCGACAAAGCCGCTCGCACCATGTTCCGCGATTCCGTACAGGCCGCCCAAGGCGACGCCAATCGCGGCAAAATGATGGTCCTCGACTCCGGCATGAAGTACCACGAAGTCGGCATCAGCAACAAAGACGGGCAATTTCTCGAGTCGAGACAGTTCCAGATCGGCGAAATAGCCCGCTGGTTTGGCATCCCGCCGCACAAGCTCGCCGACCTTAGCCGCGCCACCTTCTCCAACATCGAACAGCAAAGCCTCGAATACATCCACGACGGTTTGCTGTACTGGTCCGAAGTCTGGAAGCACGCGATCGAATCCGATATCCTCTTCGACCACGAGAAACTGGAAGCCGAGTTCTCCTTCTCCAAGCTCCTGCGTGGAGATTCAACCGCCCGCTACGGCAACTACGCCAAAGGCATCGCCGCCGGCTGGCTCACCCGCAACGAAGCCCGCGAAGACGACGGCCGCGAACCCCTTGAAGGCCTCGACGAACCCCTTCGGCCGGCCGCGGAAGACGAAGAGTCCGACGCCGAAAACGCCGAGGACGCCGAGGATGCCAAATCGCCGGCGCCGGAATCCGACGAACCGAAAGCCCCGGAAAAAGCCGACGACCCAGCAGAATCGGCTAGCCGATTCGCCGCGCTCCTGCACAACAACGCCGCTCGCCTGGCTCGGCGCATGATCAAATCCGGCGAGCCCGCCAGCGTCGACCTGATCGCCGAATCCCTTGCCGTATCGCGAGCAACCGCCTCCACGTGGATCGCCGGCAGCGCCGCCGCCCTCAAGTCGGACAACCTCGCCGACGTCACCGCCGAACTCATCACCCTTGCGAGCCAGCCATGAATCGCCATCTCCTCCTCAGCGAGTTCCTCGCCACGCCCTGGGCGCTCATGCCGGAGCGACTGCAAGCCGCAGCCGGCGTCCTGCACCGCTGGGCCTGCGGACAAACGTCCGATCCCGTAACCCTCGCCGCAATCGCCGACGATCGCCAGGCACGCGACACCCGCCGCGACGCCGCCGCCCAAAATGCCGCCGGCGGAATAGCCGTTCTTCCGCTCTACGGCATTCTCGCGCAGCGCGCCAACATGGTTGACGACATCAGCGGCCCCGGAGGGACCAGCACGCAGCTATTTGCCCAAGCCCTGCGCCAAGCCTGTGCCGACGACACCGTCGGCGCCATCCTCATCGACATCGACAGTCCTGGAGGCAGTGTCTACGGCGTCTCCGAACTCGCCGACGAAATTCTGCAGGCGCGCGCCAAAAAACCCATCTGTGCCATCGCCAACAGCCTGGCCGCCTCCGCCGCGTACTGGGTCGGATGCGCCGCCGGCGAGCTCTACGTCACCCCGAGCGGCGAGGTCGGCAGCATCGGCGTCTGGCAGGCCCACGGCGACTACAGCAAAATGCTCGACGAAGAAGGCGTCTGCATGACGCTGATCGCCGCCGGCAAGTACAAAGTCGAAGGAAACCCCTACCAGCCGCTCGACGACGAAGCGCGCGCCTTCATGCAATCGCGCGTCGACGACTACTACGCCGCGTTCACCAAAGGCGTCGCCAAGTCCCGCGGCGTACCGATCGCTCAGGTACGAACCGGAATGGGCGAAGGCCGCGTTCTCGGCGCCGAAGCCGCCCGCGCCGAAAACATGGTCGACGGCATTCTTACCTTTGACGCCCTCGTCGCCCGGCTGCAAAAGCAACTCAAGTCCGGGCGCCAGGAAAGCGCCAAGACATCCCGTCGCGCCGCCGCCGAGCGCGACCTGCAGCTATTGGGCTAGCACCAGCCCGGCACCGATCCGACGATCGACGCAACGGCCCGACGGCCGGCAGTGCAGCGAACAACCGCCTACGGGCGGTTTTTTCATGCCCCCACTTTTGGAGCATCACCTATGAGCAAGCAAATCCGCGAGCTAAAGGCTCGCAAAGCCGCGCTGATCGACCAGGCCAGCGCCATCAATGCCGCCGCCGCCGCCGCCAATCGCGACCTCGACGACACCGAACTTTCCCACTTCGACGCCCTGAAGGCGCAGATCGAAGGCCTGAACCGCCAGATTGAGGCCGCCCAGTTCCTCATCGAACAGCAATCCGCCATCGGCGTTGAAGTGCCCGATGGCGTCATCCGCGTCAGCGAAAACCTCGAAAACGATCCCCGCCGCGGATTTCAGCACTTCGGCGAATTCGCCCTTGCCGTCAAGCAGGCCAGCCAGCGCAACGGAATCGTCGACCAGCGCCTGCAGATCGGCGCTGCCGCACCGACCACCTTCGGTTCCGAAGGCATCGGGGGCGACGGCGGCTTTTCCATCCCTCCCGGTTACAGCACCGAAATCTGGACCCACGCCCTCGAACAAGACAGTTTGGTCCCCTACACCGACAACACAGATGTCTCAGGCAACGGCATGGTTTTTCCGTCTGACGAAACCACGCCCTGGGGAACGGACGGAATTCGTGCCTACTGGCAAGGCGAAGCGCTTGCCGGGACGCAGACCAAGCCAAAGCTCCGTGCAGAGACCATGCGTTTGCACAAGCTGATGGCGCTGGTTCCGATTACCGACGAGCTGCTGGCCGACAGCGTCGCGATTGGCAGTTACCTGACCAACAAGCTCCCGATCTCCATTCGCTGGAAAACCGATGAGGCCATTCTGTTCGGCACCGGCGTCGGGCAACCCCAAGGCGCCCTTGTCGGCAATGCCGCGATCGTCGTCGCCAAGGAAAGCGGCCAAGCCACGCAGACGCTGCAGGCGCTCAACCTCGCCAACATGATGGCGCGCCTGCCGGCCGGCTCATTCGGGAAATCCATTTGGCTGATCAACAACAACGTTCTGCCCGCGCTCTTCACCCTCACGCTCGGCAACTACCCGATCTATCTGCCGGCCGTCGGAGCGGGAGCGATGCAAGGCAACCCATACGGACTGCTGCTGGGTCGCCCGATCATCGTCAGCCAGCACGCCAAGAGCTTCTCGGCTCAGGGCGACGTCTGCCTGCTCGACCTCTCGTACTACCGGACGATCACCAAGGCCGAAGGAATCAAAACCGACATGAGTCTGCATCTCTACTTCGACGCCGACGCCGCCGCCTTCCGAGCGACCTATCGCATCGACGGCCAGCCCGCAATCGTCAACCCGATCGCGCCGCAAAACGGGAGCACCAACCTGTCCCCCTTCGTCCAGCTCGGCGCCCGCTGATCGCTCGCTGATCGCCCGTAGTCCACCTGTTTCCGGCC